AAAGCAATTTTCCTATTTATTCCTTTTTCAATGAAATATGCAAGAATACCTTTATCGGTATATCTATAAAAATATTCTGATTGGGTTATACACCATTTAGTTCCTCTACCATAAACAGAAGCAGCATCAAATGATAATGGTAAAAATAACATATATTTATCATCCTCATAAAGAATTTTAATTTCTTTTTTAGCTTTACCAATTGATTTTGATAAACTACCTTCTTGAATTGATTGTTTAACACTTGAAAAGTTCTTATGATTATTTAAATCAGGATTTTCAATCATACCATTTGTGGATAATTCATCAAACTTTTTTAAAGTACTTAAAATATACCCCATTTCACTTACTACCGTATGTTCAAAATCACCAATCAAATTTTCCGTAAATCTAATTAAATGTTCTGTATATTTTTTCGTTTTTGAATTGTCAATATTATTAGCCAATCCAATAAAATCTATAGGTTTAATCTTATCTTTAAATTTTTCTCTAATCAAATCAATTTTAGCCATTTGTCTCTATATTATATTGTGAATTTATATTTATTTTATTGTTATTGAAATCTTTCATTAAGGGTTCTCCAAATTCATCAACCCATTTGTCGTAATCAACTAGTTTTTGTTTTTCTTTATAAAGGATTTTTAATTTCCCATTATCACCTAATATTGTTATTTTTTCTTCACCTTCTATTATATCAATCGGTGAAAAGTTGATTAATTGTGCCATCATAGCAAAAAAATCAAACTTTGTTTTGTTTTTTAATGTTTCTCTTAAATCTGTCATTGTTCAATCGTATATTCGTCTTGCTTAATAATCCATTTTATTTCACCATCCTTATATAGTAATAATTGCCCTTCATCAGTTATTATTACTTTGTCACAAACATAAGTTGTGTCTACAATAACTTTTGTTTGTTTATTGGTTTCAATATTACAGGATAAGATATTAAATATCATTATCATTCCAATTATAAGGAATACCATTTTCATAATCAATTGTCTTAAATGATTTTATTAAATTATTTATTTTAACTAAGTCTTTATTATTAGGATCACCCATTAATAAAAGTTTTTGGTAGGTTTTTACCAATTGAAACATCGTATCAAAATTATTTACAGCGTTTAATATGAATACAGCGTCTTTTCTAGTGTCAATAATATTTTGTTCATCCCTATATTCAACATCTTCAGCTAATACTGTCGCCACAAACAAGTCGTTTGCATCTATTAAATCAATAGAACCGAACGAATTTTTATCATCATATCCTTCTCTTACTTCCATTCTTAAAGGAAGCTTCATACTTCTATCAAACTTTACCATTCTATCATATAATTTTTAATATTATAAAGTATATTAAAGAAAAAGCAAAAAAGAAAATATTTATCATAATATGAGAAACATAAATAAGAAAAAATTAACTGAAACTATTAAAGCTTCTGACGCTTACACGGATTTAAATTCATTTAAAACATTAGAACAAGAAAAAAGAGGGATTGCTTGGATTCAGATTAATATGGTTGATAATATGATAAAAAGATATATTATTAATTCAATTAACAAAAATGATTTTGGTTATGTTGTAGTTAAAGAACACCCAAAAAAACCAATAATTGTTTATAGGGAAGGGTATAGACAGAATGCGGAAGAATTGGCTAAAATAGCAAATAAATATAATGGTTATTTATCAGCAAATGCAACCTACGAAGATAGTAAAAGAATTGGTGAATTATTAGAATACGAACCAGAAGATATTCAAAATTATCTTAAAAAAAATTATAATGGTAAAACTTTAAAAGAACACGAAACCCCATCTTTCTTGTTGAAAGAAGAAATAATTTTAATAAGGGAAGGAAATGTTCAAGATTACATAAATAATGTGTTATCAAAGATTAAAAACTTACCTTACGAAACAAAAAAGAAATATCTGACAATAGCAATTTCAACCCTTTTAGGTTATACATCTTACCCTATTATTCAATCTTTTATTGATAACTCATCCGATAAAGATGCCAAAGAAATCACAAATAAAATAATGAAAAAAAAAGATGATTTATCCATTTTTAATGACGGAACTAAACTTCGTTTATCTAAGAAAGGGTTTCAACATATAATGGATGAAGAAAAACCAAAACTAATCGCTTATGCCTTAGGTGACGGTAAAATAACAATTGGTTATGGACACGCCGAACCAATTGGTAAAACAAAACTTAAAGTTGGACAAAAAATAACCAAAGAACAAGCAAAACAATATCTTAAAGAAGATCTTAAAACCGCAGCGGATGGTGTAAGAAGAATGTTTAGTGATTGGAAACAACAAGGTAAAAACTTTAAAGTAACTCAAGATATGTTTGACGCATTAGTTTCAATGGCTTTCAATATGGGTGTTTCAGGTTTAAGACAATCAGAAATGGTTAAATACCTTAAAAACGGTAATTATAAAACAGCAGGACAACTTATTAAACAAACCAATATTAACCCAGACACATTCCCAGGCCTAGAAAAGAGAAGGTATAGAGAATCCGATATGTTTTTATCATATTTATCAAAACCAGTTGACATAAACGCTTAAAACTTAATATTTATATTAATATGAAATTATTACAATTATTATTTGAGGGAAAAGTTGATGACTTTAAAAAAATATTTAAAGACAAATACACAACCCCTGAACAAATGGACGCTATTATTAGAGTTTCATCTGAAATAGAACCTAAACACAAATATTTAATTTGGTTAGCAAAATCGCTCACCAAACCAGTATTTAATAATGAAATTGCCTTCGCTGAAGAATTAGCTGAAACTCAAGAACTCCTAATGAAGTTTAATAAAATTAATTCTAATTTACCAATTAAAGACATTTCACAATATAAAAGTTTATCTGAGTTAGCGGAAGCAATTAAAACCTATGAAAATAGACAAAGAAGAACAATTAAAAAGGTTGATGGTGCTGATATAATCTACGATGATGATGAATATACAATTATCCACCCAAAAGAATATAACGCCTCTTGTTTTTATGGTAAAGGTTCTAAATGGTGTACAGCTTCCGAAAAAAGCGACGAGCAATGGAAAAGTCATAATAGAGAAGGTAAATTATTTTATTTCCTTTCAAAAAAATTACCCACGTCTGATAAGTATTATAAAGTTGCTTTAGATCAAAAATTTAAAGGTGGTAAATCTTTTTATGATGCAAATGACATCCCATTTACTAAAGGATGGATTATTGATACAGAAGAATTTAAAGAAATGATTGACGTTATTAATCTATATATGAAAGATAACTTTTCAAATGAAATTGAATTATTCTCAAATGAAGAAAAAGCGCAGGCTGAAAGGGAAAGAATTAGAAGAATTGAAGCTCAGGAAAGAATTAATAGGAAAAAAGCCGAGGCTAATATTAGAAGAGAAAATAATGAATGGGATCCTGAAGAAATTACTCACAGTGAGGTTGGATCACATGCTTGGGCTTTACTCACATTTCTTTTAATTACAGAGAGTTTATATGAAAAACAACCTGAAGATAAACAGAGAATTGAGTTTATTGATTCCGAATTAGAAAGATTAAGTGAAATGCGAAGTCAATATGAAGTGGAAGAAAGGGATTTAACTGATATAGACGCTGTGATTTCAGCATATGAAGGAGAAAAACAAGGATTGGAAAATAGAATTGATGTGTATGATATGATACCAGAAGGTAACAATTATCAGTTAACAAGGTTTAGTATTGCTCATCCTGATTTTGAGGGTTATGAATGGACTGTTGGTGATGATGAACAAATTGATTATGCTGCGTATGAGAATGAAAAAGATTTATTAAATGATGTAGGTATTAATTCGTTTCCTAAACATTATATTGAAAATTTTATTGACGCTGAGGCTGTTGCCGATGAAGCTAGAGAAAATTATAACTATTGGGTTTATGATAACCCAGAATCGTATTTGGATGAAAAAGAAGATAAATTATTAAGTAAATCACAAGAAAAAGAAATTACCGAATACCAAGAAAAGATTGATAAATATAAATCTTTCTATGAAAAAGCAACTGCACGTCAAGGAGAATATGATCCTGATAGTACACAATGGAAAGCAATTGAGAAAGGTTTAGATAAACTAACCGATTTAATATCAGATTTAGAATATGATATAGAAAACATTAAAGATGAACCGGATGGTGATTGGGATGAGGGTAAAATTGAAGAAAAGATTGATGAATTAGTTGATGATGTCAGAGACAGACCTTTGGATTGGCTAAATGAAATGGGTGTTGAAAACTTAGATGACTATGTAGATAAAGATGAATTAATTAAATCAATTATTAATGAAAATGGATATTATTCAGCATTAAACAGTTATAATGGGGATGGTGACACAATAGAATGGGATGGTGAAACATATCATATTATGAATACAGAACAATAAATTGATAAAAAATATTATATTTGTAAAAATAAACATAACTCAATATTTATAGGTATGACAAAAAATGAAGCAAAAAGAAATTATTTAGATAGGGGAATATTAAAAAACGATGCGTTTGAAAGGTTCTTAAATGAGGATCCAACAACTCAAAAGAAATATGTGTTTTATATGATTAAAGAATATTTAAGACAATCTGACGATGCAGGTAATAAAGTATCTGACATATCGGTAAATGATTTAGATATGGGTATTTTATCACCAATCTTTTCATATGTAACAGAATATAATGCTTTACTTGGTAGAGTTCCACAAGATAAAAAAGATATATATAAATTATCTTTTGATAGTTTAGTTGATATTGTTGATGAATTAAACGCATCTGAGGGTGAAAGTGATAGAACTTCTTTAAGAAAAAGAGCTCGTGAAAACTCTTACAACTATAATGAAATGGGTATTGTAGATGTGCCAGGAGTATCGGTTGTTACCCCAAATAATCACGACGCCATATGTTATTATGGTCAAGGAACTAGGTGGTGTGTTTCTATGAATACCCCTACCCATTTTATGAGTTATTATTATAATCAAAATTATACTTTTTTCATTATAAGCATAACAAGCGATGCGGTTAAAAACAAAATTAAAGAACACTACGAAAACAAATGGGAAAAAATGGGGTTAGGGAAACCCACTTGGGATGGAAAGAAAATGAAATGGGTATTAGTAAAAAATGGTAAAGATATTGCTGATATAGCCGCCAATAATGAAAATAACGCCGCTGAATTATTTAAACAAAGATTAAACTTACCATCTTTGAACGGTTATACTATTGAAAATTATGGTTATAGAAACTTATATAAAGTAGCTTTTTTAGTTCCACCATTAAAAGGTAGTGATGGTGAGGTGGTTAGGGATGAAGATAATCAACCTTTACCTGATATGGAAAGAGCTCAGATTTATTCATCTGATGATATTTCATTCAATAGTGGTTGGAAGGAATACTTTAAAGTAATTGGTCTGGAAGACTTTATTGAGAACTAAAAATATGGAAAAGATTAAATTAACAGAAAAACATTTAACTGAAATAGTTAAAAAGGTTATTACTGAAGAACAAAAAAAGAAGTTGTTCACCCCAAGAAATATAGATGAAAGAAAAAAAGATTATCAAAAAATAATTGAAAAAAGATTAGAAGATTTAAAAAATACTCCTTTTGGTAAACTATCAAAAGACTATATCTTTGAATGGATTCATGAAAATAATATAGATCAGGAATTATTCAGTTTAAGGGGTATGGTATTGGGTGACGTATATGGAACATCATTTAATAAATCAACAGGTGATGTTACTTTATTTATTGATGATAATACAGATAAGAATATAGCGATAAAGTTTAAAATATCGGATATTCAAATAGGTACCTATGATCCAGGACCAGATGGTTCTGATGAGATTTTTTACCCATTAAACTAAGTTATGAAAATAGTTATTACTGAAGAACAAAAAAAGAAGTTGTTCACCCCAAGAAATATAGATGAAAGAAAAGAACAGCTTAAAAAATATTTGTCTGAAAAAACCAAAAATCTTCTTTCACGTCTTAACATAACCGAGATTATGGTTCACGCTCGTATTGATGATTACGATGAAATAATAACCCCTATGGATCATTTAGAAGGTGGTTATGATAAACTTATTATTGATGGTAAAAACTATAATGGATTTCCAAAAATGGTTGGAGATGATGAGAATATGGTGATTAATTGGGAGGACACCTTAACAACGTTCTTAAACTCAATAATACCTCAACCATCGGATGAAAGTATTTATAAAGCCAAACCAAATGTTGTCGGTAGAATGTTTAGGGTTGATATTACCCCATCAAAAATAAATATTATTTTTTCTTACTCAATTGTAGAATATAAGAATAAAGAAGGTAAAGAAACTATTGACTTATAATATCATCAACCCAAATAGGGGTTTTTTCTCCAACGTAAGCCCCTGAAACATTAAAATCAAAGTATTCAATAGCATCTATCTTATTCATATCCTTAGAAAGGATTTGGATACATTTAGATACGGAATAAACTAATCTCATAGATTTAATATCTACACCAATGAGAGCTTCATCAAAACCATCGGGTTTAAGGAAACTCTCATTTGGGTATTTTTCAATAATATTTTCAATCACTATTTCTTATCTTTAATGTTAGGACGATTTGACATATGTTCAATAACCGATTCGTACGTCTTAATAAACATTTCTTTTGTTCTATTACCAAACACCACATCCTTTACTTCGGTTTTAACATCCTGTACATTCCAGAATTCAATATATTTCTGAATAGCTGTAAACTTCTTACCTTTAGTATCTAAACTACTTAAATTTGAATCTAATTTATCTGTTTGTAAGTAAATACCAAAAGTTTCTTTCTGATGATTTTTCTTAGATATAAAGTAAATCAACACATTCTTTGAGTAAGTGTAAAAGTGATTTGACGTATCTTTTGAAGCTGTACACCATTTAGTGTTAGAACCATAAGTTAAAGAAGCCTCATATGTTAAGGGTGTTCCAATCATATATTCTTCATCCTCAAAATACTTATGAAACTCTTTTTCCCTACGCTTCAACTCTCTTTGTTGTTTAGCCGCTTCTAATACCTTATTGAAATCTTCAACTGACTTAAACTTGAATATGTCAGAATCATCCCCTTTAATAAATCCTTCTTTTACCAATTCATCAAAACTAGCACAATCTTGTTTAAAGTCATTTTCTAACCAATCAGTAAACTCATTTAGGATTAATTTTTTAAGATTTTCAATTTCATCTGTACAAGATACCAACCATTTAGTGTACTTAAATTGACTTGACTTATTTTGAGATGATGGATCATACTTTTTTAATAAATCTAAAAGATCAATTGTTAATTGTTCTTTGTATTTTTCTTTAATTTCGCCTATACTAATCATAATTCCTGTTTTTAATTATTACACAAATGTAGTTATTTATTTTTTAATTTCCAAACTTATCTATATTTCTTTTAATATTTCTAAAACTTCATATTTCATATAAGGTAAAGGAACTCTATCAAAATCCATAGTTTCTCTATTCCACCATAAAATCTTCAACTCCCTTAGTTTTTTACCTGTCCGTAATTGATACATATACGCATAAAAACTTAGTTGGATAGCGTAAGCATTATATGAACAATCCGATAAATGTGATAAACAACCTTTCATCCAATTCCTATAATCGTTCCTATATGTCAATTTTTTATTTGACTTATAATCATTAATATCAAAGAAATCACCATAATCTAATATTAAGTCAGATGTTCCAGCAACTTTCTTTTCATTAATCCACAAACATTCTTCAGCCATTATAGTTTCAGCCTTTAATAAATCCAATCTTTTAAATGCATCCACTACCTTCTGTTCATATTCATCCGTAGGGAAATAAAACCCTTTAGATTTAATATAATCTTCAATTGGGTTATGAACTTTATACGTTCCAAAATCAGTGGCTTCTTTGTTTATTGCTCTCCATTCGGCAATAATATCTTCTTTCTTCCTACCATCACGTCTAGCAATGGCTGCAGCAATTTTATCTTCTTCAAACTTAACTTTATATTTACCTAAGATTGCTGATATTGATGTGTATTGTTCCCCTGTTTCTCTATTGAAATATTTATGTTCAATAGGTTCGAGGTATACTAGAGATTTTTCGTTCATTTTTTTATTTTTATTAATTGTAAAATGCTGATTCTTTATATTCTTCAATTACTTCCGTAATGGTGGACTTCCCTTCAAAATTATCAATAAATGAATATAATCCATCATATAGAAAAATGAATTCATCGTCAGTCATATTATACTTTTTTTGGAAATATTTCATTATTTTTTTTTTCATTTCAATCGTTGATAGTATCTTACCACTATTTGAGTTAGTATTACTTCCACCATACCCATAAGTGTATCCATTACTATTACTACCATAGTTTTGTTCTTGCTGTTCAAACGTTTGTTTTTCATTCCCTAATCTTTCAATAATAGCCACAGATAATTCAAACGCTGTTTCAATACCTTCAATCAATACACACTCATTAGATGAATGGTAATGGTAATAAGCTGCTGGTAAATTAATACATTGGAAGTCAAACTTTTTCTTTAACTGACTAACATCCGTATATGGATGACGAGCAAATGTTCTTACACCATACTTATATAATAAATCACCAATCTCACCATCAAAACATTCTTCACCCGTTTCCATATCAACCACAATACCAGGTTTAGCCCATTTTTCGTTAAATAACAAATAACCTGAACAATACCAAGATATCGTATCATTCTCAGGTGAATCATGCTGAATAGCATAAGCAACATTCTCAAAAAAGTTAGGATCAGCTTTACTTGAACCAATACAACCAATTTCTTCCGATATAAAAAAAGCACATTTCATAACGTCAAACTTATCCATTATTTCAAGAGCTAAGAAAATACCAGCCTTATCATCCCCACCACAACCAGTCCTATTTATATATGTATGTTCCCCACCTTTTAAATAACCACGAAGAACTTGCTTACCATTACACACTGATGAACGATCATATGCACTCATTTGATACGTTTCCTCAACTATATCAATACCACTATGTTGAATAATATGAACAGTATCCATATGAGCAACCATACAAGGATAACTACCACTTAAACCTTTTGTTAAGTAAATATTACCAATGTCATCAATGTAAAATGGAATATTACGAACCGTAGCCCATTCACTAATATACTCACGAACCTTTTCTTCCCTTCCATAAAATGATGGTATTGAGAGAATTTCTTTTAATCTTTCTAATTTTATGTTATCCATAGTACAAATATAAAACTTTTTTTTAATTAACCAAAATATTTTTTGTATAATTCTGTAACTAAAATACTTTTCCTCATAATTGATTGATACTCATAGGTGTTTAAATATTTATATTCTACATATGAATGTTCTTTAAACGTAAAGTTTTCATTATCATCCATTATTACAAGATAATCCGAATAATGAAAAATAAATCTTTGTTCATCAACTTTTTCGTACAAACATTGTCGATTACCCGAACAAATAAAATATTTTTTCTTTAAATCTTTTAATTTCCTCATATTGCAAATATAAATAAAAAAATATAAATAAAAAACCCACAACTAAAAAAATTAGCGTGGGTTCTTTTCTGTTGAACTTCGGGAAAAGTCAATTTCTTTATATTGTTTCTAAATCTGATTTTAGTTTAATTAACTTAATAATACTATCTTTTTTATCGGTTGATGAGTAAGATTCTAATTTCAATTTAACTTTTGATAATTTTTCTTTTAATTCATTATCACCAATGTTTATATTATTATTTACTAATTCTAAGTTTTCTTTAATAATAGTTTCTTCAATGGTTTTTAATTTCTCATCATCATTATTTAATACTGATTTTATTAAATCCTTCTCCCATTCATTTAGATTTTCATATTTCTTATTAAACTTCTTAGCTATTAAATTAGTATAAATTTTTATTGGTAATGTTCCTTCAACCACATTTTCCGATATGGATTTATGTGTTAATAAATGTGATACCAAATATTTTTTAGCACTAATTCTATTTTCAATTAAATTGGATTTTGTATCCTGTAATAATGTATCAATATTCTCCAATAAGGTTTCTTTAATATATGTTTTATCTGAACCATATTTTAATATGAAGTTATGAACAACTGAAAAATCAACATCCAATGATTTGAGATAATCCAAACTTTCATTTAAATAAGATGTTGCATCTGAAATATCATCAAATTTCTTATTTTCAATATTAGAATATACAATATAATATTCTTTAATTGTTTTATTGTTTTTTAATATATTATAAAACTCCCTAAAGATTGATTTGAATTTATCTTTTTCTGTGTAAGATTCTAATAATATATAATTAATTTCTTGTTTTAATTTACCAAATTTCATAGTTGTATTTTTTATAACAATAAATATGCGTTAGTTCAATTATATAATAGTTTTATTGATTTTTTCTATCATTTCTTTTATTTCCCTATTATATGTATCCGTCTTACTTATTAACTTTTCAGTTATTAAAGGTTTATGTTTACCAGGTATAAACGACTCCTGTGGAGATCCTTCAGGACCACCAATAGGTGTTACACCACCAGCCTCAGGAGTTGTAGGGGTTGTTTCAGTTTCAAATGAACCAACCTCACCCCCACCACCAAATAAATTAGGTTCAGCTCCACCATCAAATGAACCAGCTTCGGAAGGTACAGGACCACTTTCACCTTGTTTAACCGCATAAATCTTATCAACTTTATCAAACACACCTGTTTTTGGTATAATTGAAGCAGTATTAGCCAATTCAGCAGCCGCAGCTTTTTCTATTCTTTGTTGTTGTAAATCTAATGATATTTCTTCATCTGACATACCTAGTATCTCTTTTTTAGCTCTTACCATAGATATAGCCGAAAAACCATTACCAGCGTCAGACATCGCCTTAGCGTAAATATCTAATTTTTGTGACCACAATTCAATTTTTAATAATTCAGCCTGAGTTGAAGGATTAGTTAAGGCTAACGTAAAGTTATCCAACTCTTCTTCATATCCTAACATAAACAAATGAATAATAGCTATCTTATTCAACTCTTGAATCATCGCCTTTTGTATACGATTAATAGTTCTAGAAAATCTAATATCAAGTAAAGAAAGATTCTTTCCATCACCCACAGCCTCACCAAAACCTAAAAAAGGTGCTGGAACTCTAATAGCTGCGAATAATTTCTTTTGTAAGTATTCAATATCGTCAATCGGTAATGGAGCCGCACCTGGTAAGGTATCAATAGGATTCGCAGCATTTTCAGTTCTCACAGGAACAAACCAATCTTGATCAATTCCAGCTTGATTATACCTTAAATCAACTTGTCCTGTTTTACCATCAACAATAGGTGTTCTCTTAAATTTATTGGCTATTTTTTGGATGTAAGCCTCAATGTCATTATCTTCCATATTACCAACAAATACCTTGAATATTCTTCTTTCAGGTGCTCTTACAACCCTATAAATTAACATAGCGTCTTCCGACATTACTAATTGTCTATAAATCCTTCTAGCCTTCTCTAAAATTGAAGTCCCATAAGGAAGTTTTCTGTCATCACCCAATAATCTAAAGTGAGCAATCTGAAACGGTTCAAATTGTAAATCTTTTGTTTTATATTGAAATCTTATCTTCTTTTTCTTAGCAATTAAATCAGTATCCTCAAACCTTTCAATTTCAATAGTGGGTAATTGAGTACACCCAACAACCCCCTCACCATTTTCTAAATGTAAATAAACAAAATTATCACCATATTTAATTGTTGAACGTGTCCAAGCCTGTAAGTTTGTTTCAATATCTAATACTTTATTAAAAAGGTTTTGAAGGATTGTTCTAACCCTTTCGGATTCAGAAAATATTGTTAAAACCCTACCTTGTTCACTCGGTACTGTTGATTCTTCAGACATAATATCAAGAGCAGCAGCAATCTCAGGGAAAAATTCCATTGATTCAAAATCATAATATGATGCCATTCTGGTTGGTTCATTGTGAATTGAACGAGCATACATATCATTCTCAACCTTACCCCACAAGTCATTTATATATTTTTGTTGTTGAAATTCGTTTTTTCTTTGTTTAAATTCTTCAGGATTTGTTGTTACCAATAAAGGATCTGTCGGTATTTGAGGTTTATTTACCCTCCTTTTATTTTCATTATTAGGTCCTAATAAGATACCTAATCTCTGAAATATTGTATAATTTTGTTCTGCCATATATATAAATATTTATTTTTTTTTATTTCTAACCCTTAATCGTTTTTTAGGGAATAGGTAAGTATCATTTAACACCAAATAACCAACCAAAGTCATTTTGATTCTGTCTCTGATTTGTTTGACCTCCCAAAGGATTCATTTTATCTTGCATATTATATGTCGGAACACCTGTGATTGTAGTTTCAACCGTCCACGAATTTAATAGTGATTTTATTTGAGACTCATTTTTAGTAAGATCTTTAAATCTTACCTCACACAAGTATAATGCCAACGCTAAAGAAAATAAAGAGTCATCATTACACCCCTTCATATGATCAGGTCTACCAGTTACAGTTACAATAAATGTCCTCATTTCAGATAACACTCTATGACTTCTCACCTTAAATCCCTGTCTTATATTTCTTTCAAAGGCGTCTAATATATTCATTCTAGTTATAGATGACCCAATCACCAAACCGGCAGGTAAGTCATTTTTATTTATATAACCATACATATCTTTACCTTTGTAATCATAGAAAAAATTCTTATATTCAAACTCTTTTAATTTATTTACACAAATTAAACCTAAACCACCGGTTAAATCAGTTATAAGCATTGGATTCCCATACATATTAAGATATTTAAGAATAAATTCAGCAACAACATCTGGAGCCATTTTACCTCTCCACTCAAATACTTGCTCCCAAGTATCAAAATCAATAATCGTTAAAACACTCCAATCATCTGATTGACCTAACGAAATATCTAATCCAGCGGCATACTTATGATCTTTCTCAGGTTCTTTAAATATCCAAACAGATTTGTCAAAACCTTCAGTTTTAATTGGATTACAAACATTTTCACGTTCTTGTTTATCAATATCTTCACCTGAAACAAATGTATTACCTGAACCAACAAAATTACCGTCAATTTCTTGACTTACTTTTCTTGGTGAATCCATTTCAGCCTTCATACCCTCATACCAGGGAGAAGTTGGTTTCCAACCATTTTTAATTAATTCAACCCATTCAGTTCCATCCCAATTTTCAACCTCTTGTTCATCTTTCTTCCAAGTTAAATTAATATTGTATCTTGGATCTTGATACCATTTAATTTCATTAATAATGAATTTATTTTTACCTAGTTTAGCATTGTTATATGTTTTCCAATATAATAAATCATTACCATTTGGTGTTGATATTAGAATAGCTCTACCGCCTGTTGATAGAGCAGCCATAGATGCTGACCAAAATTCTTCAACATCTATATTATCTATGTGAGCAGCTTCATCAATAATCATTAAAGTAGGTGTATAACCCCTTAAAGCATCCATTGACGTTGCAACGGCTTTAACTTCAGATTTGTTATACATTATTTTATGAAACTCTGTTGATTTAGCATACATTTGTTCTTTAGCCACATCAAACATCCAATCAGGACATTGAGTTATAAATTCATTAATCTTTTTCAGCATTAATGCCGCAGTATCTCTTTTATTAGCGACAATAAGAACTTTTTCAGGTGATTCTTCCTCAGCAAATAATAATAACCAACAAACATAAGCTGCGGTAATTGTTGATAAACCAGCTTGTCTATATTTTAAAGCTATATTATATCGTGAATTTTTAAAGTTATGTAATATTTCTTGTTGTATGGGAAATAATTTAAATGGTACATTCCCCTTTTTAGTTTGATCGTAGGTTGTTAGATAATTTTCAATAAAATAAACATAATCCATACTACACTTTAAATACTCAGTGGTAATATCATTCATACAATATAAATAGTTAGGATAATTTATTCTCCAAATTATCCCTTAATAACTCATAAATTATTTTCATATTATCAATATCACTCATAGTTTTTTCTTTAGTAATATCCAATACGGATCTGAAAAACTCTTTCATACCAATAATAATCTTATCTTTGTCTTTAGCAACATAAAAGTTTTCATGTAAAAAATACCAAAAATAATCCTTATGATAACCTTCTTCTTTAAACTTAATTTTTTCTTTTTTGTATTGATTTAAAGTTTTACTCCACACCCAATTAAAATGTCCATTTCTATCTGTATCATTAGTGATTATATCGTCCCCTAAGTAACTATCATGTAAAAAAGATAATAGGGTAATTGTAAAATCAATAAACAAATCAGTTTGTTCAACCTTTATGTTTTGTTGGGTAAAGAAATCTTTAGTTTTTTCTTTCGGTAAAAACTTCCCTATGTATTCTATAAAGTTCTTAGGGTTATCCATTCTAATCATTGAATTCTTTATAAATATTTAATACTTCAGCAACAATTGGGTGTCTATGGTTTTCTTTAAGAGTAATAACCTTAAATCCTTTAACTCTACCATCTAATCCAGATAAGAATGAAAGACCTGATTCTTTTTTATTTCTTAAATCCACTTGTGATGTATCACCACAAAGAACCATTTTACTTCTCATACCTAATCTACCAATAACCAATTCCGTTTGAGTGTGAATTAAGTTTTGACATTCATCAACAATAATAAATGAGTCTTGAAATGTGTGACCTCTCATATAAGCTAACGGTATCATTTGAATTACACCATCTTTAATCATCTCATCAACCTTTTGTTTGTTAGTCAACTTATAAAAATTATTATGTATTGGTTGGATGTATGGTTGTAATTTATCATCAGCACCACCAGGTAAGAATCCAATTTCTTCTTTTGATACTGCCGGTCTACAAATGATTATTTTTTCAATTTCCCTTTTATTAAACATATCTAAAGCAATTAGACACGATAAAATAGTTTTTCCTGAACCGGCAGCTCCTTTAAGTACCGTAATATCATTCTCCATTATAAACTTTTTAGCATTCTTTTGTTCATCGTTAAGATCAATATTATATTTAATATCACCTTTAGGTTTTCTCTTTTGAGTGTTTGACGTTTTACCTGTATATTCCATATTCATATATATTTGTTTTATTTATTCATTTTAAATAAAATCCTTGTAAAATAAAGCACAAAAAAAAGCCACAAGGATTTATTATATTCTTCGTGGCTTTAAGTTTTTTACTATCATTCAATTATGTTTTTATTCCTTTGTTAAACCTTTAACTTCGCTTAACATTTTCTTTAAAGTTGCGTTTACATCTTCTGTCATTACACTCTTAGCCGCTGGTTTAGTATTATAGTTATAATTCATTAACTTCATAATCTTAGATGTTTCTTCACTTACCATCTTCCTATTATTATCCGATAATACTATTAAGTTACCTTCTTCAAATCTTACTTTAGCCGTTCTATTATTGTCACTAATTTCAAATACGTAACCTTCAATTTTATAATCTTCAGGTAATACTACCTTATCCAAGTTTTCAGCGTTTTCAACTCTTAAAGAACCCAAACTAACTGAAGCAAATCCAGTTGAAATACTCATATTTGCTGATGGTCTTTCAACTTTTGGTTGTGGGGTTGAATTAATTTCTTTCATATCGTTATTATCCAATATAGTCACCCAACCACCTTCTGATTCTTTCATATCCTTCTTCTTGAAGATTTTAGATTTTTTCATCATTGGTTTACCTTTTTTAGCATCTTTAGCAGCTTTCTTCATAGGTTCTTTTTTATCACCATCTTTATCTAAATCTAAGAAATCAGGTTTAGCTTTCTTAACTTCTTTCATTTTGATAGCTTCTTTAATAATTCTATCCACAATAGATGATATTGATTCTTCTACATTCTTATTTTTACCGAATGCTTTATAATTATTTACTAAATCTTTCATAGGTTTTGGATCTTTATAAAATGTGTGATACACAGATTGTTTATTTTGTAATTCTTTTCTTTTATTCGCAATTTTCATTGAAACGCTTTCATCACCGTCTAAAGATTTTTTAACTCTTTCTTTAAACTTTTCTGATGGTTCTCTATCGTAATCTAAATCTAGGTTATTCATACCTGATTTAGCCAATTCTTCAATGTAGGCTTCATCATTTTCAACACCATATTTTTTAGTGTTATCATCACCAAGAGCTGTTTTTGCAGTTCCACCATTATCAACCATTTGCGGTTTTAATTTAATATCGTTATATTTTGAAACCTTCTTCATACTTTCTTCATACGCCGCCTTATTTTCTTTAGCGTTATCTTTAGATATTTTACTATACATACCAACACCAGGTGCCGCTCCACCAATACCAGGTAAACTTCTTCTACCCATTATATCAGCTTCTTTAATGGATTTTTTTCCACCACCACAACCACATCCACCTTCGTTTAACTTATATGTTTTAATATTTGACACAGTAACTTTTTCATCCATGTAATCTTTTTTAGATACATCTTTATACCCAATTTTACCATTACCTTTTAATGACTTTTCCAAGAAATTATTGGCACTATCATATGTTTTAGACAAATTTTTCACGTTACCTTTAGAATCCATTACATAAAATATTTCAATAGTATTATCATCAGCTTCTTTAATGGATTTTTTTCCACCACCGCAACCACATCCACCTTCTTCTAAGGTTTTCTTATTTTCAATGTCAAACTCTTTTTTAAATTTAGATTTAGCTTCTTTTTCAGTATAATCCATATACTTACGTTTAAATAAATCACCATTATTAAGACGTTTACTTAAAACCAAATAACCTGTTTTTGTTTTTTCCGCATCCATAGATTCTTTTGTTATAACAATATTGGCATTCCTATCTTTTATTTTTATTGTATCAGCTATTTTACTACTTGGAACATAATATGTTTTACTATCACTGTCTTTTGTTAAACTTGACATTGTTTGAGTGTCAATTTCATTTAATTCATCTTCATCAATAATAATAGAATCATCCCCATCAAATAAATCCTCCATTGTAATTTTTCTATACTTTGGTTTCATTTTCTTATAATTTTTTTCAATGAATTTGTAATCATCTACATTTTCATATTTTTCATTTATTGCCATACATATAAATATATTACTTTTCTATTTTTGATAATTTTTCATAATAAAATATATCTTCATATAAATGATCCTTAGCTATTTCTCTAGCAATCATCTTATTTGAAGTATGTTCCATCTCAACTCTCATACCTTTTAACCATTGTTTCATAGCAATTTGTGGGGAAACTTTATGCATTTTAGCAATTTCTCTTATTGTTTTACCACTTGATTTACCACCAGGGATAGTTTCTTCATTAACCCATTTTGTTTTCGGTAGATAAACATTTCCTTTATATCCCTTCGGATATGTTGGAGTTAATTCCATTTCACCTGATAATGAACTTTCACCTTTATATTTATTACTTAATTCCAAAGGAGCATCAACAGCACCCTGAGAACAATATGGAAACTTCCTACATTTACCCTTAATCTTAACAAACTTACCACCACTATAAATTGGTTTAGCTCCCTGTCTCATATTTGGAATATTCTTAGCTAAAAATCCAGGTGTTTCATACGAACCTGTTGAAGAACTATCTGTCGCTTCTTTTATATAACCTTTCTTCTTAGCCAACATATATTCATTATATTGATCCATATACTCAAAACTATTATCCGTTTCTTTATAATATGGAGTTTTTTCAAATAACATTAAATCATCAATGTTTATATAATAACCATACATTTTATTTAATATCTTTATAATAAATGGATAGTCAAGATTATCAGCTAACCTACTTTCAAATAAAACTCGTTTAATAACAGTATCAATACTTTCTTTTCTTGGTTTATATGATGTCATTGTTGGTTTATTACCTTTACCTACTTTAGGATCTTTTTTTTCAGCTCTCCTTTTTTGAGCACAAGCAGCCCTTTTCTGTTCATCTGTCATTCTAGCAGCAACACCAACAGCCCTACATTTTGGATATCCCTTACCAGTTGCCTTATCTCTACCACAAGGAGGATGCTTACCATCTTCCTTACGACAAATATTTACCCACGGACCTTTAGGTTGTTTACTACCCTTTGACTTATTTTTAGTTCCAAACCAAACAGCCAAATCTTCTTTGGTTAAATCTTCCCTTATTTTCTTCCTAATATTTTCCATAATATTAACAATATGATCCTGAACATTTTTTCTGTCCATCTAAACCTTTAAATCTACCTTTACATACTTGAACAGCAAAGCCATTACTATAAGCTGAGGGATACACCTTAAACTTAGCTTTTGCAGCTGCTTTACCTCTCGCACATAATGGAGTTCCGGTTTTCTTTTTACCTTCTTCTAGAGTTTCATCCATCTTCATATATTCTTTAAGTTTAATAAACTCTTCTTTGGTTAAACCTGTTCTTATTTTTCTTCTGATTGGTTGATCCAATGCACTTACATACGCTCCGGCTGATGCGGTTCCAGTTTCTTCTTCCAATTCTTCAGGTTTAATTTCTTTAACCATTCTTTCAATTAAAGAAATTAATTCACTTTCTTTTAATGTTATTGTCTTTTTCATATTTTCATTTATTACTAATTCACTTTTTATATAATTACATACTTCGGATATTATATTTTCATTTTTATGATTAATGTCATAATCCGAATAACCCAATAATTGAGTATGTTGTATTTCAATTATACCTGATGCACCATATCCACCACCATATTGAACACTTCTTGGATTATTTCTATATAAACCAATGTCATATTTATAACCTAAATCAAATTTATCAAATGGTGTCCCTTTAAAGGCGCCATGAACAACAAGAATTAAACTATCATTGTTTAACATTTCCTTATACATTAACCTATCACCCTTATAATCATAACTACTTTTTTCAGTAATTTCACCATCACCAATCTTTTCAAGTGAACGTCTCAAACCTTTAGTAGAAACTTTTTCTTCACCACTATCTCTCCTCATCATT